ACTACGAACAGGAGTTCGCGTGGGTCTACGAAACCTACGATGAGCACACACTCCCCTCCAGACGGATTGCTCGGTGGCTTCTAACGAAGGGCAGCAGGACAGCAACGCTGGAGCCTGGAACGATCACGTTGTCGAGCTGGAGAGCACTGGCGAGCTGGACGGGAACGGGGTGGCTGTGTATCGCCCCCGGCGGGACGGTGGTGCGGGTGAGGGAGCTGCGGGGGCACTGGTTCACCGTTCCGTAAAGCGCCGCCTGCTGCCGTACCAGGTAGCGCTGTGCCAGGCGCTGGGCGTCAGCGAGGACGACTACAACGAGTTCTTGGCGGTCCAGCGTGACTGGACGATCTCGCAGGATGAACGGTTCGCCATCGTCCGGGCTGACCCCGTGTCAATCGTCCTGGCGGTGGTCGGGATCATCTTCCAGGTGGTTGGTGCGCTGCTGGCACCGAAACCCGAGAAACCGAAGCAGACGCCCCAGACACGGAACCAGCGCTTCAGCCCCCGCTACGGCTTCAACAGCACGCAGGAGCTGGCGGTTTACGGGGAAGTTATTCCCATCGTCTACTGCAACGACACGATCAACAGCCGTGGCGTGGTGCGCGTCACAACCCAGCTGCTGTGGTCAGCGGTGGAGTCCGAAGGCAGTGCGCAGTTCATGCAGCTGCTGCTGCTGGTAGGTGCTGCACAGGTGCAGCGGATCAGCTTCCAGCGGACAGCCTTTGGACAGTTGCCGCTGAGTCAGATTCAGGCAGCCAACACATGGGTTTACTACGACGCCAACGGCGGCGCCGTCCGCTTCAACAGCAAGGTTGTCGGCGATAACAAAGACCCTGCCCGCGACGGGCTTGGTGCCAGCGACATCGTTCATCAGATCAAAGACGGCGATGCATGGCGCGTCGGTTATAGCCAAGCGTTCACCCCTACCAGCAAGACGGCTTTCGGCTGTTACAGCGCCATCCCAATCAACGTGGAACTGGGCGAGCGCCGCCAATCGGGGCGAATGCGTTGGGCGGAGAACCTGATTCAGATCGCCGCCAATGACTGGGACGCGACCAATGGACGGTGGCGCGTCGGTGACAAGTTCCGCCTGGTGTTCCGCCAAGCGCAGGACCGCCAAGACAACCTGGCGCAGGAAGCCGCCAAGGACATGCGCTACCAGATGGTGACGTTACTGGATCGCGGTAGCACGTACCAGCTGGGTTCTGCGCAGTTCAAGATCAACTTCATCAGCGACAACCTGAACCTGGACAAGGGCGATGTTTTTGCGCAGCTGGAGTGCGTGCAGGCAGGACGCCGCCCCACCATCAGCTACTCCAAGAAGCGTGCGACAAACCTGAATGAAGACGATCCTGCGAACGCAGATCGCATCACGGCAGAAGACGACAGCTTCTACACGAAGTGCCTTGTCAAGGCTGACACCGCCAGCTACCAGACGGTGACCTCCTGCGACTACGTGAAGCTGAACATCCGCGCCAGGCTGTTCCGCCGCATCCAAGGACGGGCGAAAACATATGGCGGGGAGGATGCGCCCGAGGGCTACCGCTACAGCGACAATGGCATCAAAGGGCGGATGGCGTTCTGGGCAATCCGCTACCGACAGGTTGGTGCGGGTTGGCAGCGTGTGCCTGCCATCTTCGCGATGCGCCGCGCTGCCGATACCGACAACTTCGTAACGATCAAGTTCGAGACGAACGGCGCCCCCAAGAAGTGGGAGTTCGAGTTTTCTCCCATCCTTGACCCTGCTGCCGAGATCGCGGATAACGGTTACCCGCGCTACGCCTTTGTCGAGAACGGCGGCAGGCGCTCGCGTGTTGTCGTACCAGACGGCAGGTTTGCGTTCTACGGCTCGATCGAGGGAGTCGCCAAAGACGGGCTGCCCAACCTGCGAGAGCGTGGTCCGATCTTCACGAACGAGTGGGACTTCTTCAGCCCGCGCTCAGACACTGAGATGCAGGGCAGCTTCGACCAGGGACCAGAATTCCAGCTGGTGAACGTCACTGAGCAGCAGCAATGCAATGTGGCAAGCACCAAGTACAAGGACATGAGCCTGCTGGCGATCCACACCTATAGCGGTGCAGGCGTGCAGGATTTGCGCAATGTCACCGCCTACGTGCGCGAGGGAAAGAGCTGCTGGAAGATCAGCGAGGTGGGTGGGGTGTACCGCTTCACCAGCGATAGCACCAGCTGGGCGCCGGACATCTTTGCCGATACGGTGCTGGATAAGGACAACGGCGTAGGGCGGTTCGTCAATCCAGAAGGCATCGACTGGGAGGGGCTGTCGAAAGCGAAGCGGTTCTGCCGCAACAACGGGCTCGGATGCCGGATGCATATGGATGGCGTCCTGGCAGAGCAGACAAGCTGGCGCGAGTTCTGGGTCGAGGTGGCGCCTTACAGCCTGTTGGAGTTTGCCCGCATCAACGGGCGGGAGACACTGCTGCCGGCGGTTCCCGTCAATGGAGATGGCAGTGCCACCCGCGAGCTTGAGATCAGCGCCCTGTTCAACCAGGGCAACATCCTGCCCGACAGCTATCGAGAGGAGTTTCTCGACTACGGGGACAACACGCAGGACCTGATTGCCACGGTGATCTATCGCGACACGACCACCGATGACATGTTCCCGCGCAATGACTCGATCACGATCAAGCTGAGCGACACCCGCGAAAGTGACTCGGTACGGCAGACCTTTGACATCTCGGACTGGGTGACGCAGCGCAAGCAGGCGGAGCTGTACGGGAAGCTGCTGTGCCAGCAACGCCGGCACCTCAAGAAGGGGATCGAGTTCAAGACGATCCCGAGCGACACACCGATCGGTCCTGGCGAGTACATCTTCGTGGACCTGGGGCTGAACAAGTGGGACGACATCCGCAGCGGCGTGGTGGAAGCCGGCGGCAAGCTGAACGTGCCACTGACCATGCGAATCCCTGACGGCAACTACCTGGTGCTGACCTACCGCTCTGGCGGGCGGACGAAGGAGCAGCGCGTGGACGTGATCGACGGCGTGGCACCTGCCCTGGCGGACCGCGAAGGGCACCTGTTCGTGCTGGGCCGTGACAATGCAGCCAAGCGCGTGTTTCGCGTCAACGAGGTATCGATGGACGAGTCAGGCGAGACGACGGTGAAGGCAATCGAGTACCCGACAGAGCGTGTCGGCGCCAGCATCCGCAGCTTGGTGCATGACTTCAGGGATAGCCTGTTCACAGAGATCCAGGGCAGCTGCTGATGTATCAATCGGGACGCCACGGCAGCCTGTGGTACGGCGGGCGGAAGATGGCTCGTGTGCGGGACTGGTCTATGGATAGCAGCCTGGATCTGCTGGAAACGACAACGCTCGACCAGACCGCACCAGTCAGCCGACCAGGGATGCTGAGTCACAGCGGCAGTTGCACGCTGTTCTACTACCGGCTGGAACGTGCCGAGCAGGGGCTGCAGCAGCCGTTTACGGTACTGCTCAACAAGGTGCATCGCACCACGGCAGTGACCAGTAGTGATCGGGTGCAACTGGAGCTGCGGGTGTCGGACAATGCTGGAGACAAGATCCGCTGCAACGCCTGGATCACACAGGTGGGGTTGAGCACCTCAGCGGGTGAGCTGGTGGCGGTGCCGATCAGCTTCACCGTCGATGGACACCTTCTGGAGGCTGTGAGCTGATGTACTTCACTGGACAGGATGGCTGCGTCAGGCTCCGTCGCCGCACCACCACCCCTTACACGACCGAAGTTGATTCGAGTGACGTCAGCACGACGCTTAACCGCTTCGGCTTTGATCGCTCTGAGCTGAACATCATCACTGGGGATCGCGTAGAACTTCAGACGAGTGACCCTAGGGGTATCGCCTGGCTGCCAACTGAAGCGTTTTACGCCAATGTCAATGCAGATGGCGGCATCCGTGCGTTTCCGTCATACGAAGCAGCGGTTAACAACGACCGAGCGCAAGAGTACGGGCTTACTAGTTTCGCCGGTTCACCTATCCCTGTGACCGTTTCGGTTAGGGATACGAGCTACGAGCCACTGGCTGCCGTTGTTGGGTACA